GCGTATCTATTGGTAAATAAAAGCAAGTATATGGATGCACATAAATATGCCAATAATGTCGAGAAAAACGCCCTAATCAGGGATGGCCTTGACTACGATGACTATGTGCAATCACTTAAACAATATATAAAAGAGTGTGAAAAAGAAGTAATATATAAAATACCCGATGATTTAGATATTGAACCATATATTGATAGCCACGATAAAAAGGTTTTAAAAGAACTAAAAGACGCAGGATCAAAAGGAGATGTGTAAGTGCAATTATCTGTAAGAAGTAAGAAGCATGGGGAACATGTAATCTTTTTTGATGAAATTGATTATGATATAATAAAAAATTACAATTGGCATCTGCGTAAAAATGGCAGTACATTTTATGCCATGACAAATATATCCGGTTCTAGCGTGCAGATGCATAGAATAATTACAAATCCGAATACTGGAATGATTATAGATCACATAAATCACAACGGGTTAGATAATAGAAGGTGTAATCTACGTATATGCACTATTCTGGAAAATAATAGAAATACGGTCATACGCAAAGATAATAAAAGTGGATATAAGGGTGTATATTGGTCAAAACAACATAAAATGTGGAGAGCTTATATACGCATAGACACAAAACCCAGACATATCGGCTTATTCCGAGACTCAATTATTGCGGCTAAAGCTTACAATGATGCTGCTATTAAGTACTTTGGTGAATTTGCAAGAGTGAACGCAATATGATAAGAAAGATTGAATGTATACGTTTTGACAGGATTGTCGGATACTACGCTCCGCATGATATCACGGCTAATCCAGGTAAAAGAGAAGAGATAAGCGAAAGACTCAGATACTCTAATGAGCAGATCAAAGAGGCTTTAAATGATAAAGTGGATTAAACGCTTGTTCTGTGTATATATAGGAGCTATATGATGACAACCAAAGACAAATACATGCTTTATCTATGCATCAAAGAGGGCCATACGTCTATAAGCAGAGGACGCGAGTTGCTCGGATTTGAGCATATGAATGACATGAGAGATTGGATGTATCATTTAGATATTGCACTTAAAGACGATACAAAAGATATTGCTCCAGACGTGGAGATCGTAAAATAGTAACGCCTCTAAACTATGCGCACCAATACTAGCGGATCGTAAGCCGCATTTTCTTTTAATCAGTATATTAGAAAAGTCTAATATTATAATATAACAGTATAATGGAATAATAAAATGGCAGGAAGACCGCCCAAATATAGTACCTCGGAAGAAATGCAGACGATGATTGATCAATACTTTGAAGAACATCAACCAAGGATAAGAACCAATCCAGATGGGTCACCAATGCTGTCAAAGTATAATCAACCGATAATAGAACTAAACCCGCCTACAATATCAGGCCTTGCACTTTACCTCGGATTTGCTAACAGAACAAGCCTTTACGAGTATGAAAAAGAGTCCGAATTTTCGGACACTATTAAAAGAGCACGATCAAGATGTGAGGAGTTTGTCGAATCAAACGGCATGAGCGGAATTGTACCGCCTGCGATGGCGATCTTTGCGCTTAAAAATTACGGATGGTCAGATAAACAAGAGCATGAGTTGTCCGGGCCCAATGGTGGCCCGATAGATACAGTTATAAATGTAATCGGCGTTAAATCAGATAAATGAATGTTGAAGTACCAGAAAAACTATTACCACTATATACAACCGACAAGCGTTTTATCCGCATCAGGGGTGGGCGCGGTTCTGCAAAGTCCCGAACTGTTGCAGACTTTCTGTTGGTCAAAGGACTTGAGAAACAACGCCGCTTTCTATGCACCCGTGAATTTCAAGGTAGTATCAGGGAGTCTGTACACCAACTGTTATCCGATTCAATTATGAGGCTACAACTGCCGTATAAAGTAACTGATCACGCTATTACGTCGCCGAATGGTTCAGAGTTCATTTTCAAGGGTCTTTGGAATAATTACAGCAGCATAAAGGGAATTGAAGGTATTGACCTTTGCTGGGTAGAAGAGAGTCAGGCGGTTAGCAAAACGTCGCTTGAGTACCTGATACCAACAATTAGAAAGCCGGGATCACAGATCATATTCACGTATAACCCAACTAATGATACTGATCCCGTACATATAGATTATGACCCATTGAAGCGTAGCGACGTATTAGATATAGAGGTGAACTATTGCGACAATCCATTCTTTCCAGATGTACTGCGTCAAGAGATGGAATATGATAGAAGCAACGACCCTGACAAGTACGCTCATATATGGATGGGTCAATGTGTAGCCCATTCTGACGCACAGGTATTTTATGGTAAATGGGCAATTGAAGAGTTTGAGACGCCGGTAGATGTACACTTTTATTATGGTGCAGATTGGGGTTTCAGCAAAGATCCTTCAACGTTGGTACGCTGCTTTGTGAAAGATAAAAAGCTTTTCATAGATTATGATGTTTATGGAATAGGAGTAGACATTGACAAATTACCAGACTTATTTGCGTTGGTTCCAGAATCAAGACGATACATTATCACATCCGATAATGCACGGCCAGAAACCATCTCCTATCTTCGGCAGCACGGGTATCCAAGAATCAGGGGGGCGCAAAAGCCTAAAGGGAAAGACGGTTCCATCAAAGATGGCGTCGCACATATTAGATCATATGACAGAGTGGTTATACATCCACGGTGTAAACACACGATAGATGAGTTCAGGTTATATTCGTATGTTGTTGATAAGCTCAGCGGTCAGATTACGGACAAGATTGAAGACAAACACAACCATATTATAGACGCGCTCAGATACGCCCTTGAGGATATCATGATGCGTTCAGGCGGCGGCCCTATTAAAATGTCAACAGCAACAGGTAGTTATTAAGATGGGATTATTCAAAAAGAAGCAAGAATCGATACCATTTCCGCGTACAGTAACTCCGCACGTAAGACGTGAGTTGCGCCACTATTCGAAGAATGAGCTTATCGCAATGATATGGGAGCAACAGAAGATAATATTAACACTACAGCAGAGGGCTAAATAGATGCCAGTAAATACATGCAGAAAAGATTATTCACAGTTTCAAGAAATATGGACAAAGACACGCGACGCCATAGCGGGGGAGGAAAAGGTTAAGTTTGCGCGCTTTAAATATCTGCCACAGCTTTACGGGCAACTTCCACAGGATTATATGTCTTACCTTACACGGGCAAGATACATCAACTTTGTCGGGCGCGTGCGCAATGTTGGTATTGGTCAGATATTCAGAAAGACACCGGTACTTGAAGATATATCCGACGATTACATGAACAACGTAGACTTGACGGGCAGATCATTCACATATTTTATGCGTGAAGTATCAAGCGAAATTATGACATGTGGCAAGGTTGGCGTGCTTGTAGATTACTCAGAGGATCAGGCAAGGCCATACCTCACGATGTACACAGCAGAGTCAATCATTAATTGGCGTACCGATATTGTAGACGGGATTACAAAGCTATCATTGCTTGTAGTTGAAGGCACGATTGACCAGCCGAAGAATGACGACATATACAAAGTTGAAGAGGTTAAAACCTATAAAGAGTTTGTCCTCGAAGATGGCGTATACAAAGTGCGAGATTACACAAAATCACCGAGAGACAAACAGCCTGTACTAGTTGGCGAATACACCCCGATCATTAACGACAACACATTCAACTATATACCCTTCTACGTTCTTACGCCTGACGGCATATCCTACGACCTTAAACCCGGCGTATTGACTGACATTGCAAATATCAATCTCGGACATTATGTCAATAGCGCAGATTACGAAAACATGTTACACTGGACAGGCGCACGTACAATCATCGTCACGGGATATAATGAGACTGAATGCCCGTTCGCAGTTGGCGGTGTAGTTTCCCTTGATGCAAATGGATCAGCATCATACCTCGAGGCGAAATCTGATAGCGCACTCGAAGAGGCAATGAAGCGCAAAGAAGAGCAGATGGCCGCGATCGGTTCAGCTATTCTGTCGGGGAAAGGCAGATACGTAGCCAGCGCACAAACGGCACAGACGCAATCTCAGGGCGAATACGCTACACTTGCAGACATAGCCAATGCACTATCTTGCGACGTTACAAAGATCATGTCTCTGTTTATGGAATGGGACGGTAAGCCTTATGAAGACGTGCGTGTAGAGTTTAACACAGACTTTGATATGACAGAGCTTGTATTCTCTGACCTGACTCCGTTACTTGCTGCCGTTGGTTCTGGCAATATGTCTAAACGTACATACTTTAACATACTACAGCAGAAAGAAGTATATCCGAGGGGTTGGACGTATGAAGATGAGCAAGAGGCAATTGCGGAAGATTTAAAGGACTCGATTGCTCGACGTGGCGCAGTAATAGGATC